CCTTAAGCATTGCGCCACCGGTAGTAGCCCTCCACCCGCAGCCCGCGCGGGGCCAGCTCGCGCAGCCGCTCCAGCACGCTCGCGCCGGCACCGCCATGCGTGTGCAGCACCCACACGTCGCCAGCCTCCACGATCAACGTGCCGATGTGCCAGCGCTTGCCCTGCGGCGTCTGCTGCGCAAAGAGCACCGCGTCGCCGGTGTCGCCATCCGCGACGTGGTCTGCCAGCACGTCGCGCAGTGATGAGATCGCGGCCATCTGCCCCAGCCGCCCCATCGGGTGTGGCGCGGTGCCGTAGGGCAGGCGCACCTCGCGGCCGAAGATCTCGCGCTGCGCCTGCACAGCCAGGTGCGCGCAATCGAAGCTGCCGTCGACGTGCTGCTGGCCTACCAGGCGTTCAGCCTTGCGCAACAGGCTCATTGCGAGAACAGCCCAGGTGTGGTCGACGGGTCGTAGCGCGCCTTGACGAGCGGCGCACGCAGCGCGTCGTCATTGCCTACCACGGCCGTCACAGTCTCGGTGCGCACCTGCACGCCGGACAGCGGCGCCGTGAATTCGTAATCGGTCACCGTGGGCGAGGCCCGGCTCACCAGCTTGATGGTAGCCTGCAGCGCGGCACCGGGCGGCAGTTTCTCCAGCTCCAGACTCAGATCCCGGCCCACGTTGTCGATCTCCAGCGCAGCGCGCGGCGCCTGGCCCTGGGTGTCGCTCGGCAGCTTGAAGCGGAACGGCAGCCCCACCCAGGTATCGGCACCGATCACCCAGTCGCGCGTGTCGTTCACCACCCGCACCGTGGCGATCGACGGGTGCGCCAGCATCAGCAGCACCAGCATGCCCTCGGGGTCGTTCACCCGCTGCAAGCGCGCCTTGGTGGCCGTGGTCACCATGTCAGTACGCCGCCAGCCAGTATTCGACGCGGATTGATCGCGTCGCGACCTCACGCGTCGAGTTCAGGAAGCTCAAGGCCCCGAGCTGCCCGCCCACCACGCGCGCCACCACGGTCGCGCCGCTGCGCGGGTGCGCCAGGTCGAAGTAATCCTGCCCGGCATTGATGTCGGTGTAGAACCAGGTCTCGAAATCGGCCTGCTGCGCCTTGCTGTCGAAGTGCAGGGTGAGCGCGATCTCCACCCGCGCGTCGCTGTTCACGCGCCGCTGCTTCGGCCGGCCGCGATCCATCTCCGTGCGCTCGACCACCGCGCCAGGCGCCTCTTCAAGGTCGCGCCAGTCGTATTTGACCCAGCTAGGAAAGGCCGGCATCACCTATCCCCTCACGCGCTCGCGAAGCTCGGCCGCAGGCCGTAGCGGCCCTGCAGCGCGCGTGGGATCGGCCCGCTGCCGCCGGAGATGTCGCCCGCGATCGCGTCCTTGATGGCCGTAAGCATGATCTCCACGCCACCGTCGCTGCGCGTCTGCGCCTGGGCCTGCAGCGGGGTGCCGCTCTGGTTGATCAGGGTCACCTGCACGCGGGCTGCGCCGGCCGGCGCAAGTTGGCTCATCTGGGCCGGCGTCAGTACGCTCTCGCCGCGCTCCAGGATCGCCGGGTATTCGTTCGCGGCCAGCATCCCGCGGTGGTAGCGCGGCGCGCGTGCCCAGGCGGATGCAGGCAGCGACATCACGCCGGCAGGCACATCGCGCCCAACGACCCCGCCGCCGTGGAACACACCGCCCGGGAGACCCAGGCCCTGGCCGCCAATCTGGCCGGACTCCGGCCCGAGACCGCCTCCAAATATGCCGCCGAAGATGCCGCCGAACGCGCGCATCAAGTCCTCCAGCACGCGGTTCAGCGCCTCCACCTGCGGCATGATGATCGGCCGCAGCACCGTGCGCGCGAACTGCGCCTTCAATTCGTTCTTGAAGATGTCCATGATCGAACGTCCTGATCTGGCGCCCTCCAAGATTCCATCCTCAATGCTTTTGGCCAGGGCCTCGGTTCGGCGCTTGGACTCCTGCTCTTCTTCTTCGCGTTGGCGCTTCGCACGGGCGCGCCACTCTTCGTCAGCCTCGCGATCACGGCGCACGCCAAGCAGGCGTTGGCGCTCTTTCAAGGCTTCGATCTCCTGGCGCAGCGCCTCGGCATTCAGCGTGTAGGTGACGCCGGCCGACAGCTCAGCAAACTGGTGCTCCTTCACGGCCAGCGTTGCGGCGATATGGGCCTGCTCTTTGGCGAACAACGCGTCGGCGCTGAGACCGATGCGTGACACCTCTTCGGCCAGCCTCTCGTTCTCACGCTCCATTGCGGCAGAGCGCTCCAGCGCGGCCAGGCCCTCGGCACGCGCCGCTTCGCGGGCAGCCTCGGCTGCGGCACGCTCTTCGTCGCGCAGCCGCAGGTCTTCCAAGCGCGCTGCGGTCAGGCGCGTCTTTGCGCGCAGCTCGTCGGCGCGCGTCTTCCCGATGTCTCGCTCGGCTTTGTCGATCGCGAGCGTGGTTTCGAGGGCGAACTTCTGTGCCTCGGTCAGGTCATCGCCGGCGGCAAGCTCCGCGCCCGTCAACGTCAGGCGCTTGATGATCTGTTCGTTCAGATTGGCGTAGGTTTGAGTCGCCTTCTTGGCGGCGGCCTCTTCTTCGGCTGTCCGCCTCGGCTTGTTCGGTGCACTCGTCAGACCCAACTCGTTGGCGCTGGCCGCTTCGATCTTGCGCAGCTCATCGCGGCGTGAGGATTGCAGCCCGGCCAATTCGGCCTCAGCCCGCGCAAGTGCGGCCTGGGCAGAGCGGCGCAGCCCCGCAAGCCTCTCCTTGTCGCTATCGTTGGCAGTGCGATCGATGGCCTCGCTGCGCTCCTCGACGATCTTTCGCAATCGCTCGATTCGACCTTTGAGCCCCTCCTCGCTCTGCAAGTAGGAATCCTGCCGGTTGATCACGAACCCGACGGCCGCGCCGCCCAGCAGCAATGCCGCGACCATCGGATTGGCGACCAGCAGCGCCCCGACACGCGCGACCGCAGTGCCAATGCCACCCAGCGCCAACGCCAGCGCACCGGCAGCCGCCGCGCCGCCCACGGCGCTGGCCAGCGCGGCCCACTTGTCCGGATGGCGGCCGATCTCCTGCGCCAGACCGCCGATCTTGTCGGCTACCGACACCATTGCGCCGGCCAGGCCACTGCTCGCTCCGGTCGCACCGTCGAGTTTCGAGACCAGTTGCGCGAGCGCATTGGCGACCACCGTGGTGGCGCCGCTGACCGTCGGCGGGATCCGCTTGAACTCGGCGTCGAGTCGCGCGGCCTGTTTTTCCAGCGCCAGGATCACAGCCTCAGCCGTGATCTTGCCTTGCTCGCCGAGTTTGCGCAGTTCGCCGACCGTCTTGCCCATGCCGTCGGCGATCGCCTGGGCCAGGCGTGGCGACTGCTCCATGACCGAGTTGAGCTCTTCACCGCGCAGGGTGCCCGACGCCAAGCCCTGCGACAGCTGCAGCAGCGCCGCCCGCATGCCCTCGGCGCTGCCGCCCCCGATCGTCATCGCCTGGCTGATTGCTCTGGTCACGCCAAGGAGGCGGTCGGATGGGATGCCAAGCTCCTTGGTCGCCCGCGCCATCTGCGCATAGGTCGACCCGAGCTCGGTGAAACTGGCTCGCGATTGCTGGGAGATGTTGAACAGTTGCGCCTGCACGCTGGCTTGTTGAGCCGAGCTGTCGGTCACCAGCCGCAGCCGCGCGTTCAGCGTCGTCATCTGGTCGGCCAGATTGACCACCTGGCGCCCGAAGGCGAACGCGCCTGCCAGGCCAGCCAGCCCGGCGCCGTAGTGACCCACACGCTTAATCGCGATGCCGAGCCGGTCGACCCGCCCCTCAAGCGCCTGAGCAGCGCGGCCAGCCTGCCCCGCGGCGGCGTTGAAGCCGGCCGCGTCGCCGCTGATCTCGATGCCTGCGCGTGCTCGGTTGCTCATCGGCCCGCGCTGCCTTAAAGTCCACGCATGGGATTGATCGCACGCATGCTGCTGCTCTCGGTGCTGATGGCGCTGTTCGGTTTTCCGGGTGCGGCCGTGTGGCTCGCGGGTGCGGCCATCGTTGCGCTGCCCTTCGTCGCCATCCTCAGCCTGGCCGGGCTGACACTGCCCGCACCGTTTCGCTGAGCGGTGCGTTCCGCAACGGCCTGGCCGTGCGCTCCATCACCCGCAGCGCTTCGAAAATTTCCGCACCGCGCGAATCGATGCCCAGCAGCGCCATCGTCGGCGCGATCGCCGCGTGATCGATCGAGTGGTAGAGCAGTCCGCGCTCGGTCCATGTCACCCGCCATTGATGCAGTAGAGCCGCAAACAGGCGCA